GTTCCACTGCTGGGTCGGCAGGCCGCTCAGCGGATCAGGGTCGCCTTGGACGATGCCCTGGATCGTGACCAGGTGCCGATACCGCCCGGCGTCCGTACCCACGTCACACCCCCAGACCGCGTCGGTGCGGCCAGAGAAGCGAGTGCGCGCCAGAAGGCAGCTGGTAAGTAGCCTCCCCCGTCACGTCCTCGCGATTGCGAAAGAGGTGCCCGGTAATCAGCAGTACCGCCGCACGGATGGCATCGTTCACCACGATCGGCTCCTCGCCAGCAGCACCATCCAGCACCGCCGTAGCCAGTTCGCCGGCTGTGGCGTAAACCTTGCGGTTCAGGAAGTCTTCGGCCGACTGCACTGCCGCACCGACGTACAGCTCCAGCTGAGCGTCATGGTGCGGCATTGCAGCGACCTGGGCACGGGCCTGCTCGATCGTGACCAGGCGCATATCAGTCGGCCTTCAGCGAAGCTTCCAGCGCTTCGACGACGGTCTTGCGGTCCTTGCCGGCCTTCTCCGCGTCGAGGGCGGCCTGCAGCAGGGACTTATCCTGCTGCCCGGCCAGTGAAGCGATTACGTCGGGAGCGTTGCCGTCGACAAACTGCTCGCCCGGCGTCGGCGTGCTGTCGCTGCTGCTACCGGCGGTGCCGGTGCCGGTGGTCTCCGCCTCGGGAATGCCGCCCAGAAATTCCACGAGACCCTTGCTCTTCAGCTCTTCGCCCTGCCGTTGGCTTCCTACCGTGAACCGGTCGCCCGCCTTGCGGGAGCCGTGATGGTCAAAACTGGCAATCGCTCGTACTTCGTACATGTCCTGTCTCCAGATAAGGAAAGGGCGGCGACGCCGCCCTCTCGATGGGCCGTGACGCCGCCTTACGGCGCGTCGAGGTCGGTCATGGTGCCCTTCCGGAATGCCTCGGGGCGGTACAGGGTCAGGGCGACCCGCTCCTCCATGAGGATCTTCACCATGTTCTTCACGAAGTCGCGGTCGTCCTGTGTGGCAACCATGACGTTTACGTCCTCACGGTCGTGGATCTCAACGGCGATGCCGCCGCCGAAAGCGCCCACCAAGAACTCGCCGGCACCCATTGCCTGCGTCGGCACCACGTTGCGTCCCCACAGGGCCGGCGTGGTGATGCCGCGCGGGTTGGCGAACAGGTAAGCATTGTCGTCGGTCTTCTGCAGCTCGATCGCCGCCCAGTCCAGCGGACTGATGACGATGCCGTCGGCCCAGGCCTCGGCCAGCTCGACCTGCAGGAGCGCCAGACGCAGACGGTCAATCCGGGTCTCGTTCTGAACGGTCACACCAGGGTTGGTATACGCGAGCGCCTGCGTGAAGATGCCGTCGATGTTAAGGCCGACACCCGAACCCTTCAGCAACTGCGCCTCTTCCTTGAGCTTCAGGCCATGGCGCAGCCGGCCGTCGATGTAGCCGCGAAGCATCGGGATGTCCGACAGGACCTGACGCGATGCGTGGATCCAGTGGGCGATGGTCGCCACCGGCGCAGAGTCGGCTTCGAACGTCAGGTTCGACTCCGGCTTCAGTCCGGTCGGGTTTTCCGCCACCACGTCCGCGCCGTTGGTGAAGCCCGTCTCGCGCACGAACTCGATGGAGTTCGACGAGGTGCGGACGACGTTGATCAAGTCGCGGATGGTCAGACGACGCAGGCCAGGGGCGATGATGCCATCACGACGCTGCGCAACGATGAGGTCGCCGGCCGACGCGCCGTCGCTGGTCACGACCGCCTTCACGTCCATGTGGAACTTGCTGCCGCCGCCACCGGAGGCACGCGCCGCCCACGCCTGGAATTCCTCGTTGGCGACGACTTGGTCGCCCATCGACTGTGGGCCAGCGAACTCGCCGCCACCCTGCTCCAGCTTCGCCACCAGCTGTTCGGCCGACTGCAGACGCGCCTGCAACGCACCCTGCTCGGTCAGAAGCTTGTCGACGCTGGCGCGGGTCTCTTCGGAGAGCTTGGCGTGAGCCTTGATCTCCTTCTCGGCCTTCTCGGCCTGCGCCTTCACCTGGTCGTTGATCTTGTCCAGGGTGGCTTGGATCTGTTCGGGAGTTGCCATGCGGATGTTCCTCAGTTTGCGGAAAGGGGATGCCGCAGAAGCGCGGCGTAGCACTGCTCGGTTGCCGGTTCGTCCCGGCGCTCGGTGGGATCTCCCTCACCGCTGCCAGCGGGGTCACCCGCGCTGGACTTGAGTTCGCTGATGAGCCTCATGGCTTCCGCCTTCGGCATTCCGGACGCCCGCAGCGCCGACTCAATCCGGCGCACGGCAGAGGCGCTCGTTTTGCCCGCGCCGCGCTCGACCTGGTCGGACGGCAGCAGCTCGTCGGCAAAACCGCCGTCGATCGCATCACTGCCGGCGATCCACGTCTCAGCGTCCATGAGCTTGGCCATCGCCTTCTGGTCCTGCCCGGTGCGGGCTGCGTAGATGTCGGCCATGGCCCTGTCAAAGGGTTCCAGCGTCTCCGCGTACTCCCGCAGGTCGTTGCGATTTCCGGCGGCGACCACCCAAGCGTTGTGGATCATCAGGAAGCCAGCTCGCGCGATCTGGACGGTGTCGCCGGCCATGGCGATCACGGAGGCCGCTGAAGCCGCCAGACCCAGCACCTTCACGGTCACCTCGCCGTCGTGCTCCCGCAGCAGGTTGTAGATCGCCAGGCCCTCGAACATGTCGCCGCCGGGACTGTTGACGTTGACGACCACAGGACCCTTACCCAAGCTACGCAGCGCGCCGGCGATCCGCTTGGCGGTGACGCCCTCACCGGTCCAGTAGTCCTGGCCGATGACGTCGTACACGCTGATCGAACGATCAGCTTCTTCGTTCGCCGCGGCGCGCACGCCCGGGTTCCATCGATCCAGTGCACGGGGCTGGATTTGGCTGCTGACGCCCGCGCACACCCTGCCCTCCGGCGCTCCCGGCAGCTTCTTGATCGTCATCTGTTCAGTCCTTCTGTGGCTCGTCTTGGAAGCCCAGGAACGCACGAATGGCGGCCCGGGCCTGATTTGCGTCGGACGCCTGCCCGAGGCTGTCCAGCGTGGTCATGGCGCTCTGAACCGTCAAAACTGCGGCGTTGCCGCCCATCGGCTCCCGGTCCTCGAGTTCACGCACTTCATCGCGTGTCAGCACGCCGTTATTGACCATGGCGGCGTAAAACGCTGCGCGGCCGGCGCTGTCGGCGCGCAGCAGCCCCTCCACCGAGAACTTCGGATAGAAGCGCGCCCGGTCTGAGGGCGTCATCAGGTCCTTCGCAATCGCCTGCTCGATCCGCTTGAGCCAGGGCGCCAGCGTGAATGTCAGGAACCCGATCATCTGCTGCTCGATGCCGGTGCCCCAACTGCTCGACTTCTCGGTGTGGCCTACCATCCACGGCGGCACGCGGAACCAGCGACAGACTTCCTCTACGCTGAATCCGCGAGATTCCAGTAGCTGCGAGTCGGCAGGGTTGATGCCGATGGTCCCTACATCGGTGCCGCCCTCTAGTAGCGGTGTTTCCCCACGTTCGACAGAGCCCAGGACGTTCTGCCGAAACTCGTCACGCTGATTGGGCTTCAAGAAGGCGGCGATCTTGTAATAAACGGTCTGCAACATGCCGTTGCTGAACGTCCTGGCGGCCGCTCGATCGGCCGCGATAGCGCCCCCGAACACGTGCGCGCCGTAGGCGATAACTGAAACGCCATTCTTTCCGTCGAGGGTGAAGCCGGGAATTTCCCAGATCCGTTCGCGCGGGATGACTCGCTGCCGCCCGTCTTCCTCCGTGTACCGCCACTCCTTCCTACCATCCGAACCCCGGGAAACCGCCAGACGGTTCGGGTTGAGGAACTGTAGGCCAACGACCCTGCCGCCGATCATCAGTTTTTCCGCGCGCCCCGCTCCCCGCAGCAGCATCGCGGCGACCGTGGCCTCCCAATACACCGACGCTGCCGAGTCCGAATTGGGTTGATCGCGAATCACGAAGTGCAGTGGATGCTGTGGGGCCGGGCGCTTCCCGCTGGCGGAGCGCTCGTACATGCCCAGCGGCAACGTGGCGATCGTCTCGGAGATCAACCGTACGCAAGCCCATACGGCAGAGACCTGCATCGCGGTCTCGGGCGTCACTGACACCCAGGCAGGACCGCGCGCACCGGTCACCGCCGACCAGCCCGCTTCATCGGTGAGCGCAAGAGGGATGCCAAGCCACGCTCGGACAGCGGTCGCGATTCGCCCGGGTTGCTTCAGCGCCACGGCCGTCATGCTTGGCTCCTGATCGGCGCGGAGAGGAATCCGTCCATGTCACCCTCGTCTTCGCCTGTTGGCATCGACAGGCCGATACCCATCAGCAGCGTGGCCATATCGTCGATCTTGTCTGGCGAGCGCTTCTTGTCAGGTTTCATGTTCAGGTTCCCGTCCTTCACGGCGATCAGGTTGGAAGCGCACCAGTTCAGGACCGGGTCGTTTCCGTGTTGGATGCTCTTGCTGATGTAGGCCCTTTCCAGTTCCTGCATCGCCGGGTGGTAGTTCTTGGTGGTCTGGTTGAATTCGATCAGGGGGTGGCCGTCAGCAAGCAATCGCTGGCTGATCTCCTGGGCATTCCATCGGTCGTACCCGATAGCCAGCGGAGTGAACCGTTCGATGTCCTCCCGGATGCGGCTCTCCACCACGGCGTAGTCTGTGACCTCGCCCTCTGTGACTTCGATCAGCCCCGCCGCCACCCAGCCGGCATAAGGCACGACCCCGCGCTCGGTACGCGCGCGAATGGCATCCGACGGGACAAAGCGTCGGCCCCACGTGTAATAGACCCCGTCGACCTTCCAGACCAGCCGCCAGGATGTGAGGTCGAGCGTACTTGCCAGATCCAATGCGCCCCAGCAGGGGTGTCCAGCAAGCCAGTCCAGATCGACCTTGCCGCCGCACCGCTGCCATTTCATCAGGTCAACCCAGCCAGTCGCCGACGACGCCGGCCGGTTGAGGCGCTTGATCTTGAACTCGGCCAGCTTGGACGGCATCTGCCGCGCCTCGACGGCCTCCTTACGGATCGCCTTCAACAGGTGCGGATTGGCGTCCATCAGCGGATTGGCCTTGGGCCACGCCGATTCGTCGAACTCGTCGTCCTCATCGTCCACCGCAAAGAACACCACCAGGAAGTGGTCGGCCGACTCACCCAGGATGCCCTGGAGCACCTGCTTGGCGAACTGTCGGATTTCCCCCCATGGTCCCGGGTTCGTATAGCCCTCCGTTGTGGTGTAAAGCCACAGTGGGTTGCTCCGCGCGCCCGCAGCGGAGGTAAGCACGTTCAGCAGGTCGGCTGACTTGTGTGCGTGGATCTCATCCAAGCCCACGTGCGATGGGTTCAGGCCATCCTGCGTGCTCGCCTTCGCATTGATGGGCTTGAAGCTCGCCCCAGTCTCCACACGGCTGATGGCATTGGCCCAGCAGGCCAGCCCGAAGGCCTCCTGCAGGTCCGGGGTTTTTTCCGTCATTCGCTTGGCGACGTTGAAGATGATTCGCGCCTGGCTGCCGGTTGTGGCGGCCGAGATGATCTGGGCGCCCTCTTCCTCTTCGCAGCACTGGCAGTACAGCAGGATCGCCGCGGCCAAGGTGGACTTGGCGTTCTTCCGCGCCACCGCGAACAGCGCCGATGTGAACCGGCGGCTTCCGTCCAGGTTGCGGAACCCGAATAGCTGCACCACGAAGAACACGTGCGAGCGGTGCAGCTCGATCTCCGGCCGAGCCCACTTGCCCTCCACATGCGGCAGCTTCTCGATGAAGTCACAGGGATCGCAGGCATGCCACTCGTCGAACAGGAACGGCGGCCGCTTTCGGCTGGCGCGCTTGAGGTCGGCTAGGAACCGCTTTCCCGCGAGCCGTATCCATTTTCCGAACTTCTTTCCCTTCTTGTCGGCTACCGCCTCTTCGGCATACGCCGTGGCGATCCCGACATAATCACGCACGGGTCTTCCGCTTCGCCCCGTTGTTGGCAAAGGCGTTGCCGGACCTTTCGGTGTCACCGGCAGGCCTCACCTTTCCCTGGGCTACCGGGGTCAGGCCGAAGTCGTTCATGAGGCCGCGTACCTGGGCCACCATCGAGGCAACCGGCGTCTCCCCGGCAGCGTAGAGCTGGACCGTCTTCCCGTGCAGGGCGCACAGCTGGCCGAGGGCCGACAGGCCGGCCTCGGTCAGGAGCCTGTTTGCGTGAAGAATCGGCGCCAGCCGGTCCCATTCCTTGATGGCGTGCGCGTTGGGAAGCCAATCCGGAGCGGGCGGAACCTCTGAAACCAATGGGAGATCGGCGACCTCCGCTGGCGCGTCCCGGTCGGGGCGATCCGTCCCGGCAACCACCTTCAGCGATGTGGGTTTGCGGGGGTTTGCCATGACTGTTCCAAGGGCGGGATGGCCGCAC